TGAAGTCGTACAAGTAGAAACTGACGAGGGTAGTTTATTTCCTGTTGGTGGAATAAGAATGACTATCAGGTGTATGTACGAATATGAATCAGGAACACCATAGGATAAATTATGTCAGAGAAAGTTATAAACAGAATAGAAAAGAAAATAGATCAAATAGAAAAGATGCACGATAAAGAATCTATACTTTGTGAGGAAGTAAAAGATTTATTAGCAGAATTAAGAGAAAATCAAGAATCTAATCAAGATTGGGAAGATGACATAGATGATGAAAATTTTGATGAAGATGAGATTGACGAGGACGAAGAATAATTGTAAAAAGCATTATGGCTAAAGATATTAAATTATACAAAGATGGAAACGAAATAACTATCAACGAACTACAGCTTGATAATTTTTTAAAACTTGGCTATAAGCAAGAAGATAATAAATCTAACAAACCTAAAAAGGAAAATAAAAAATGGCAACACATCACGGAAAAGAAGGAGTCGTAACTGCTGGTGGAACTGCAATTGGAGAATTGACAGGTTTCACATTAGAGACTACTGGAGATGTAGTTGAAGATACTGCTTTAACAGATGCGGCTAAAACATTTGTTGCTGGTAGAACTTCATTCTCTGGTTCTTTAGAAATGCACTATGACGAAACAGATGCACAACAAGAAACATTAACTGCTGGAAGTGAAATCTCTTTTGTTTTATTACCAGAGGGTAATTCATCAGGGGATCAAAGTTTTTCAGGTTCAGGAATTGTAACTGGTATGTCTGTAAACAATGCTATGGACGCAATAGTTTCAAGAACTGTAACTTTTCAAGGAACAGGTGCTTTAACTAAATCTACTGTATAATCTAATTTATGTCAGTATTAGACAATGCTCGTTCTCATTTTGAGAATATAGGAGTTCAATCTATAGAAGTTCCTGAATGGAAAGATGAACATGGCAAACCTAGTGTTATTTATTGGAATCCAATAAATTTATACGAAAAAAATATTCTTTTTAAGAAATCTGGCAATATGTCAGATGTTAGTATTCTTGCAGATATTCTTTTAATGAAAGCCTTAGATAAAGATGGAAATAAAATCTTTAAACCTGAAGATAAAATGGCTTTGATGTATAAAGTAGATTCTGATGTTGTAGCAAAAGTCGCCAATGCTATGGTTCAAAACATCACTCCTGAAGAAGTAAAAAAAAACTAAATTCTACACCTGAATTAAAAAATTTACTTATTCTAGCTGATAGGTTAAAAATAACTTTAACTGAACTTTTAAAAATGGAAGTTTGGGAATATAATCATTGGCTTGGTTATATGATGATTGAACAAGAACAACATGAATCAGCTATGAGGAAAGCAAAACATAAATAATGGCACAAAATCTTAAAATAAACATACTTGCACAAGATAAAACAAAACAAGCGTTTAATGGTATTAGAGGAAGATTAGAAAAATTAAAAAGTGCAGTATTTTCAGTTAAAGGTGCTTTAGTTGGTATTGGTGCTGGTGTAGTTGTTAAATCATTTGTTGATACTGGTAGAAGTGTTGAAGATTTACAAGTTAGATTAAAACAATTATTTGGTAGTACACAAGAGGGTGCAAAAGCCTTTGATGTAATGGCTAACTTTGCGGCCAAAGTTCCTTTTTCACTAGAACAAATTCAAGCGGCATCAGGTAACTTAGCTGTTGTAGCTGGAGATGCAACAAGACTATCTAAAATATTAGAAATAACTGGTAATGTTGCGGCAGTTACAGGAATAGATTTTCAAACTGCTGGAGAACAAATACAAAGAGCATTTGCTGGTGGTATATCTGCGGCTGATATTTTTAGAGAAAAAGGTGTTAGAGACATGCTCGGTTTCAAAGCTGGTGCAACTGTAACAGCAGAAGAAACTATAAAAGCATTTGAAAGAGTATTTGGTAAAGATGGTAAATTTGGTAATGCAACAGATGAACTTGCAAATACCTTTACTGGTACATTATCAATGCTTGGAGATAAATTATTTAACTTTAAGAAAAATGTAGCCAATGCAGAATTTTTTAGTGCTTTAAAAGGAGAGTTTAAAGATTTAAACAAATTTATAGAAGAAAATGCAGATGCTTTTGAAACAATATCACAAGTTATAGGAAGTGCATTAGCTGGTGCTGTAAAACTATTTTCAATATCAATAAAAGGTATAGCAAAAGCTGTTGAGGGAGTTAGAGATGCTTATGAGGGATTATTAAATTTATTAAATAAGATTCCAGGCATAGATATAGAATTTATCAATAAACAACAAAGACAAATTTTAAGAGAATTAAATCAATACGAAGATAGCATAATGCGTATTGCAAAAAATCAAGAAGAAGTAAATGTAACTTTAGCAAAAGGAACAGAAGAAGTTAAAAAACAAAAACAAGAATATAAAAATATTCACGAAGCACATCTAAAACACAAAGAACAAATAGAAGTACAAAATAGATTGCATATGGATATACATACACAATTACAAAAACAAAACGAAAGTTTTAAATTATCACATGAAATATTTTCATTAATGACTTCTACTGTAAGTTCTTTTTCAAGAGGAATTGCAGAGTCTATTGTACTTGGTAAAGATATGGGAGAAACATTTAAAAATATAGCAAGAAATTTATTAATAGAAATTATTGCTAAGACTATTGAAAGAATAGCATTATTAACAATTGAAAAGTTTTTATTAGGTAAATTATTCAGTAAAGAAAATGAAAGATTAAATACTGAAAAAAACATTACAAGAGAAAAACAAAAACAAGTTGCACTTCAAGCTATTCTACTTGCTATGGGTGGCGGCGGCGGCGGTGGTAGTGGTGGATTTTTTGGTTTTGCAAAAGGTGGTGCAGTATCAAAAGGACAACCAATAGTAGTCGGAGAAAATGGTGCAGAATTATTTATACCTAATCAAACAGGTCAAATTACTCAATCTGCTAGAGGCACAGATCATGGTGCAGTAAATGTTAATTTTACTATTAATGCTGTTGATGCGGCTGGAGTAGATAAGTTATTAATTGAAAGACGAGGAACTATATCAAGAATTATAAATGAATCTGTTAATGAAAGAGGACGAGGTGCAATAATCTAATGGCTGGTGCTTTTCCAATATCAACTGCTAAATTTGGAACTTTAGGAATTAAATCAATTCAAACAACTATAGTTTCTAAATCTGTTAATGGTAAGAAACTTGCAAGACAAATTGATAGTCAAAGATTTGGATTTACTGTTCAAATAATTACTGCAAAACGATCTGATGTTTATGGAGAGTTAATGGCATTTATTATCAAACAAAGATCAGGTAAAGAAAACTTTACAATTATCCCACCAGAAATAGAAGATGCCAGAGGAACTGCATCAGGCACTCCACATGGTACAGCATCGGCTGGTGCTACATCAATTACATTAGGTGGTACTGGAACAGGAACTTTAAAAGCTGGAGATTTTATTAAATTTGCAAATCACGATAAAGTTTACATGGTCGTTGCAGATCAATCAGATATATCAACAGGTTCATTAACTATTGAACCACCTTTAAGAACAGCAGTAGCAAATTCTAACATCACTTATGATAATGTTCCATTCACAGTATATCTAACAAATGATATACAAGACTTTGGAGTATCTGGTGCTGATAATAGTGGTAATTTATATTATGAATATCAGTTTGATGTAGAAGAAGCCCTTTAATGAAAAAATACAAAATAACACATAAAATTTCTGCTGATTTTATTGCTGAAGCTATCGTAAACGAAGATGAAATAGATAGTAAAATAAATGATCTAAAAGAATATAATAAACCTAATGGCAAATTTGAATTTACTATGTTAAAAGGTACAGAAACAGTAACCCAAACAACTTACGAAGAATATGACGAGAAGCCTAACAACAGCGATAAAGAACGAATTAGCAACAAATGATCTTAGACCAATACACCTTATCACTATTGGCTTCGGTACTCCTCTTAATTTTACTGATTGTTCCTTTTCGCTAACATCATCAGTTTCAGGCTCATCAGTTACTTACACTCCATCTAATTTTATTATGGGTATATCTAATTTTACAGAAGAAGTAGATATTACTAAGACATCATTGAAACTAGGATTTTCTGGTGCAGATACATCTTTAATATCTGTAGTTTTAAATGAGAATGTAGTTAATGATGCAGTTACTATTTATAGAGGATTTTTAGATAGTTCTAATGCTATTATTGCTGATCCTTTTTTATTATATGATGGTCAAATAGATACATTTGAGATTCAGGAAAGTAATAAGGAAAGTAATTTAATTTTAAATATTACTTCTCATTGGGCTAACTTTGATAAAAAGAATGGTAGAAAAACAAACAATGTATCACAACAAAGATTCTTTAGTACAGATGTTGGTATGGAGTTTTCA